GGCGAGATCGTCGAGATGTCGAATAATCTCGCTTCCAGCCTCGAAAAAAAGAAGCTGGTGATATACATTCCTGATTTCAAGCCGATGGAGAACAAGAAAATCGGCCCGCCCGAGAACAAGGCTCAATCGCCGCCTCCGCCAGAGCCGATCCAGGAACCTATCCGGGAACCTACCCCAGAACCTACCCCGGAACCAATCGCGGAACCAGAACCCGAAGAACCGAAAAAGGGCTACTCCTGCGATATATGCGAACGGGGATTCTATTCGCTGGCCGGTTTGAAATCACACATGAGGGCTGCACATCCTGGCACCCCGTTTCCAAAGGACTGATGACCTATGGCAAGCGCAGTATATGACAGACTCATCGTGACTCTCACGGAGATGAAGAACTATCTTCGAGTCTCGCATGAGGAAGATGACGAGTATATCGCGGATTTGATAAACGCAGCCAAAGAAGATGCGGATAACTATCTCAACAATCCTTTTGAGGATGCCGAGGGCGAAGAGCTGGATATACCTTTGACGGTCAAACGATGGGTAATGGCGAGAGTGGCGAGGCAGTACGAGAGAAGGGTCGAAGGTCTTTCATCCGAGAGCATCTCGGGCCTGAACTCCATCGCGTGGGGCAAAGAGGAATACTCCGGCATACAGCAATACAGAATCAATCCGGGGCTGTGATGCCATGAACTTTGATCAGAGAATCAAAATTCAGAAGCGTACAATCACCCGCGGGGCGATGGGAAATACGGAAAGCTGGTCAGATGTTGACACAATCTGGGGGCTCGTGGTTCCTGTCTCCGTAAGCGGGCTGGCGGCGTACTCGCAGGCCGGGAAAACCGATGTCACCCACAAGATGGTGTTCAGAGTCCCCGTGACTTTGAACCTTTCTGAATACCGCTTCGTATATGAAAGCCAGAACTATCTCCCGGTAGATCCACCCACAGATCCCGACATGAAAAGCAGGTATCAGACGATTCTCGTCAAGAGGGTGTAGAGATGAATAGAAAAGCCAGAGTCGGGTTTCAGTCCAACACGAACAACGTTGTGAAGTCGATAGAAGACGTGGCGGCAAGGCGAATGTGGCAGGCCCTCAACCACGTTCGTTCCGTCACGGTCGAGACGCTTTCCGGCACGAGGCATGGAAAGGTGGCGCAAGTCCCCGGCACAAGCAGAACTTATATTCAGTCTGCTCCGGGCGAACCGCCCGCAGTCATGCTTGGGGATCTGAGACGAAGCATCAAAATTCAAATGGAAGCAAAACGGGACAGGTTGATCGGCTATGTGGGTTCCGAGCTTGAAAAAGCTCCGAAACTGGAATTCGGGAGTGGGGCATTGAAACCCAGGCCATACCTCAGGCCGTCGTTCCAGAAAGCGAAGCAGAGGATAGAAGAGATCATGGGCAGGAGGTGGTTCGATGGATACGGAAAAGGCGATTCTTACGGCGATATACACACACCTGACGAGTGATTCTCAACTGTCTTCTACCTGCTCCGGCGTCCGGCTCGGTCTAGTATGGGCGAAGAAAGACGAGACGTTCCCCTATATGGTCCACAGACTCCAGACCTACATCGACAATCCGAACGTTATGTATCGGGGCGACTACTATCTTGATCTGTGGGACCACAGAGACAGCGCCTCAAAGATCTATGATATGCGTTCGAGAATCATCGCGCTTCTGGATAGAGCATACATAGTTGAAAACGGAGACACGTTCACGGTGGTTCAATCCGACGGTGAGATGAGCGGAGGGATAATCTTCGCGCGTCTTTGGCTTGCGACCGGCTGGATGATCCCCGAGGACATCGAGCACATCTGGCACTACTCGATGTTGTTCACAATGCGCTTCGCTCGCACAATCACAGAAATCACGAACCTAACGTAAAAGGAGGAACAAACATGAAAGGAAGAACCGGGTTTACGTCCGAAACAAGCGAGAAACTCGTCGTCGATGCCGCGCAGGTCATACTCCATTATGGCGAAGTCGGCGAGGTCAATCTCGGAGCTACCAGGGACGGGACGAGTTTCAACCTGAACAGGACGTTCAGGGAAATGCCGTTCGACGGTATGAGAGGCCCGACCAAAGGGATGAAGAGAAGAGAGAGAATAGAAGCCTCGATCACTTGCAACCTGCTTGAGATCACGAAAGCGAATCTCCAGCTTGCAATAGCGGGTGCTGTGGACTATACGCCCGATCCTGCGGATGAAGATTTTGACTACATTCATGGCGGGCCGGTCGAAGATGCCGACTACATCGACAACATAGCCCTGGTCGGAACGCTTTCCACGGGTGACGATGTCATAATCATCATCTTCAACGCGCTCCCGAACGGGGAACTGACCTTCGATACTACCGACAACGACGAACTCGTCCTTCCGCTCACTTTCATCGCTCACTTCGATCCTGACGAGTACGACGATAAAACCGGCGAGTGGGAAGAACCCTGGGAAATCAGATTCCCTGTGGCAGCTTCATAAGACTGGCAGGGGGCAAACGCTCCCTGCTTTTCTTCTATGAGGGACATTCGCGTAATAGGGCTTGAATGGTGGCAATACAGAACTCAGGAATACGGTTTCATAGGCTACTTTGTAAAAGTGACCGACGATGACGGGACGGTTGAGATGTCAGGACCGTTTGAAACGCCGGATCAGGCATACGGCGAACTGGCAAAGAAGGCAGAGGAGGAAGGAGAATGTTTTTGAAAAGGCTGGATGACAGCGGGAAAGAAGAGTACATCAATACCGACAATGTGACCTATTTCAACATCACGCCAGACAGGAAAGACCACGGGAAGATGGTGATCTTCGCAAACATGACATCAGGCGAGAGAATCCCTGTCGAGAGCGGGATAAAGTCGCTGGACGTTGCACAACTGAAGGTCAAGAAGATGCTTGAGGACATCAGGAAGGAAAGAGGAGGAGAATGAGATGTCAGAAACCAAAAAGAAAGCAACGGTTGAAGAAAAGGGCGACGCGATTCTCGATCAAGAGATATTTGTGGAGATCGAGGGCGTTAGGTATAAGATGAATCGGCTCAGTCTGAGGACCATGCTCAAGCTGGCAAAGATTCTCAGTGTCGGGGCCGTGATGATGGGGACGAACATTCAGGAAGCCGAACTCTCCCCGCAGCTCTTGGCAACTATGTTGATCGGCGGCGTGATGAACGCCGAGACTCAGATCATGGAACTTCTGGCGCATCTGCTATTGCTGGAGGACGAGAACGGGAACTGGGCCGAGCTGAACAGGAGAGATCTCGAAGATGCCGACAGGTTTCCCATGAGTTCGATATTTCCGATCGTCGAAGGACTGGTAGATAACAAGGATATCAAGAGTTTTTTCGTGAACTTCACGGCGTTCATGAAGAAGCCGTCAATGAAGCGTCTTTCGGGGAAGGTATCGACCTCATTCAACACCGCTACGGTTGGACAGACGAAGTAATTCTCTCGCTCCCTTATGCTCGCTTCATAGAAATCATCGAGGTAATTTCAAAGGCTCTAAGACGCGAACAGGAAGAAGAATACACGAAGGCGGCCTTCATAGGCTACCAGAACTATCTATGCCAGCCGAAAGGAAAGAACGCCAGACCGATGGGCTTTGAGAAATGGCTCAAGATGCTGGGGCTTGAGAAAAAAGTAACGCAGAAACCACCCACGAAAGAGGAACTGGAAAGGGCTCGAAAGAACGCTGAGAGAATCATGGCGAATGATACAGGGCGCTTCGAGAGAATGAAACAACGCAGAATGCGAAAACGAAGGAGGTAGCATCATGGCCAGCGGGATGGAAATCTTCAAACTCTGGGGAACGATAGAGATAAACAAGAACAAGGCCGTAGCCGATATCAAAGCCGTAGATGCTACTGCGCAAAAGTCAAGCAAAAACATTCAAGGCAATTTCGGAAATATAGCTAAGAGTTTTCTGAAGGTATCGGCGATCATAACGGGAGCGGCTGCCGCTGTTGGTACCGCTCTCTTCGCCCTCGCCGTGAAGACATCGAACGTCGCGGACGAAATCGACAAGATGAGCATCAGGACGGGAATATCCAGAGAGAGATTGCAAGAACTCAAATATGTGAGTTCTCAGGTCGGAGTCGAATTCAGCTCTCTCCAGACCGCTATGAACTACCTCACGCGTTCAATGTACGGTGCCGAGGCCGGTTCACAGAGACAGGCTGAGGCGTTCAAGAAACTCGGTATCAACACCAAAGATGCTACGGGCAATCTCAGAAATGCCACAGAAGTTTTCGACGAGGTTCTATATCGCCTCGCTTCAATGTCCAACGAAACCGAGAGAAATGGTCTCGCGCTTGAGATATTCGGTCGTGGAGCGAATGAGCTCACGCCGCTTCTGGCAGCCGGAACACAAGGGATCGCCGAACTCTCTGCAAAAGCCCGTGAACTCGGGCTTGTCATGGGCGACGATGCGGTGGCCGCGAATGTGAAGTTCAAGGACACCCTCGATACGCTCAAGAGATCCGTTGGCGCGTTGTTTATGAACCTTTCAAATTCCGTGTTGCCGTATATCCAGAAAGCCGTTGACTGGACGCTCGACAACCTCCCAAAGATTGCCTCAGTGTTTACGTTCATAGGAGAAGTGGTAGGCCACACGGTTAACTACCTCAAAGCTCTGATGGGAATAATGGTCGATTCCTTCAAGGCCGGATTCAACGACACGTGGGACAGCATCACGGACATCTGGAAAGATCCCGACCTCGGATTCTTCGAGAAAACGTTCGCCACGATCGGCAAAGTCGCGGGCGATACGGTAGATGGGATCAAGGCCGGATGGGGCGATTCATATAAAACCTTCTCGGATGTGTGGGACGATCCGAACCTGAACTTCTGGGAAAAGACAATGGCGACTGTCAGCAAGACCGCGAAAGACACTATTGACGGGCTTGTGGAGGGCTGGAACGACAGCTACTTCTCGTTCAAGGACATCTGGGATAATCCCGACCTCAACTTTGTCGAAAAGGCCGCCGCTACGATCTCGAAGTTCTTCAAAGATAGAATAGACGGTATCAAGGCTGGCTGGAGTGACACTTACGACACCTTCAAGGATGTTTGGGCCTCGCCCGATCTCAACTTCGTGGAGAAAGTCACGGCTTCAATCTCGAAGTTCTTCAAGGACTCGTTCGACGGGATCGTCGCCGGAGCTGCCGGAAGCTACGACACCTTCAAGGAGATCTGGAACAATCCAGATCTTTCTTTTATAGAAAAAGTCACGGCCACCGTGGGAAAGTCGTTTCACGATCTCTTTCTCTCTCTTGAGAAGGGCTGGAACGATTCTTACGCGACGTTCAAAGCCGTCTGGTCCGATCCCGACTTGAATTTCATTGAGAAAACGGGGATCTCGATCACGAAGTTTTTCAAGGATACCTGGGACGGATTGAAGAAGGGCTGGAATGAAAGCTATCAGGACCTGAAGTCTGTCTGGGATAATCCTGATCTTTCTTTTGTGGAGAAGGCGGCAACTTCATTGTCGGCGGGCGCGAAGATCACGATCGACTGGGCCGGGGATCTTCTTTCAAACATCAAAGATGGTGACTGGAGCGCCGTTTATGACCAGATCAAGGGAGTCGGTCAGAACATAACGAAGTACCTCGGTGAAGGCGTCAAAGGTACTCTCAACATCTTCACGTGGATAAGTGAGGGATTGACCGACACGACGAAGAATCTGAGAGAAGGGGCCGGAGCCGTCAAGGACGTATTAAAAGACGCTCTCAAAGCTCAACTGTCAGGAGAAGACACCGGCGCGGACTTTTGGAAAACTTTCTGGGACGGTCTGGTCGCTGCCGGTGGAGAGATCGGAGACTGGTTCAAGGACGTTGATCTCAGAGGAATCATTGAATCGGCTGTCAATCTGGGGAAGTCGATCGGCGAGTTTTTCAAAGAAGCGTTCTTGCTCGTCGTTGACTTTGTTGAAATCATAGGTCTTGCAATTGCCAATGTTGCGGTCGCTACGTGGAACAATCTTCTAGTACCAGCGGCGGGTTGGATCTGGGACGGCATGAAAGGAGCGTTCGACACTCTTCTCGATCTAGGCGGCGTGGTTTGGGATTCCGTAAAAAACGCGGCTCTCAAAATCTATGAGGCAGGGCTTGAAATAGGCAACCAGCTAATCGACGCGATTAAGTATGTTTTCGGCGGCGGTTGGTTGCTAGAAATGCTTGGAATTGACATAGGGCGTACTGTCCCCGCTGATGCCTCTCCTGGTCGAAGTTCTGGTGGCAGGACTGGTACTGGTACCGGAACTGGCGTAAGGCTCCCATTCCCTGGCTTGAAAATGAACAAAGCATACAACGAGCTCGAGGGAATGTACGCGATGGAAGGATTCCCGAAAACCGGGATAGAGATAATCGCCTCTCCTTTGACCCTGGACATCCGGGAAGAAATCGACGCCGTTTTGAAGAAGGCCGTCGCTTATGCGGTCCAACAAGAAGAGTCGAAAGTTTACGCTGGGGTGTCTGTGGATCCCACGACCGTGATGAGTCCCTTCATGGAGAAGATAAGTTCTGCCCTGATTGAGGCACTCAATATGGGTTTAATAGATCCTATGGTCCTGACTGCTCTTTCATACGCAGAAACAAAATTAAAGATCTGGGAGGTCGAGGGTAAAGGTAAAGGCCCGTTCCAATGGGAGTATGGCGCATTTAAAGATATTTCTACCCGCTGGATGCGAGATACTATCCCTTCGACCATGACCCATACAGAAGCCGCCACAGAACCAACATATGCAAT